GCTATCATCGACCTAAAGAATAGGAAGGTTAACCCAAAATACGACCCGTTCTATGACTCCGATTGCGCGCAGTTATGGGCCTATAAATACGCATCCGAAAATCCGAAATGCGCTTGCGTTTCGGTGGTCTTGGCTGCGAATGACCCAGAGACATTGGTGATCCATCGCTGGTCAGAGGATGAGTTGTACGAGGCAGGCATTGCCTTCCAAGCCATGCTCAAGGTGTGGTCTTGGTCCAAGAAGTATACGCCACCAGGAATGAAGTTGTAATGGAAAACCCTCCAACAATCGAGGAAATGGGCAATGCTGCATCCGAGATTGTGTGGAGGGTAATGGGCAATGGGTCCGCCAAGTCTGCGTATGGCGAATGGTTCTGGAAAGATAAGCCGACATACGATTACCACATCACGCGCTGCATCAAGCACGCAGTCACTGCACAGCAGCAGATTCACCTAAACCATCCAAACCCAGACGAGGCCGGTGAGAATGCGCTTGACCACTTGGAGCGCGCGGTGGTAAGAGGATTGTTTGCATGGATGCAATTAAAGAAAGGATTACCAAGACTATGAGATGGATAAAGAAAGAATTGGATGAAGACGGAAGGCCGTGGTGGAATATATACATAGACGAAGTTGGGGAAGGAAACGAAGAAGACTTGGAACATTACGAAAGATACCCAACCAGAAAAGAAGCAATAGAAAATTGTGAGAATATCACTTGGGAAGATTACGATTGTAGCGATAAATGAAAATCATCCGCGCTGAAAAGATTGAAGGTGGTTGGGCCTTGTACGGAATCAGCGACAAGGAAAAGAAGGAAATGCAGGTTGGATTCTGCGGAGAAAATTTGCCGTTGGAAGCTTGGGTCAAGATTGAAAAATGAAGCTTGCGCTTTCTTGGTTGCTCTACCACATCGGAGACATTCTTAGCTATGGCGTGTCGCGTTATGGCTACGGTTATTCGTTGTATAATAAAATAATGCTTCTCAGCAGTGATCTGGACGATAAGGGAGTGATATGGAAGGATGCCAAATGAAGAAAGCGCTAGTCACGCAAGCATTCGGAGACAAGTGGCAAAAGGTGCTGGAGCTAACCAAGCCGCGCATGGAGTCCTACTGCCAGAGGCACAATATTGATCTTATCACTTTTGAGAAGCCGCTGGTCGAGCCGGTGCAGTACAGCAAGTTGGCCATAGGAAATATCATTGCAACGAAAGGGTACGAGCAGGTTACGTTTATGGATTGTGACGTTCTGGTGACAGAAGATTGCGATGAAATTGGTGCATTGCTGGAACCGGACTGCACTTTCATGGCACTGGATGAGGGGTCGTATTTAGACCGCAAGCCTGGGTTGCGCGGGTTGGCTGATGCCTTTGGATTCGTCCCAGGGTGGCAGCCTAGCTTCTATTATAACACTGGCGTGTTCGTCATAACGCCAAAGGCTGTTGGTGCTTTATCCCAGCCGCCCATTGGTTTATTCCCCAACCACTTTGCAGAGCAGACATGGATGAATCTGCAGCTACACCTGTGGTCCACGGCTACTTGCAGCATAGATCCGATCTATAACTGCATGACCAGCGCAGAGGAACACTTTGGCTTGGATCGCTACAAGGATGCCAACATCATTCATTACGCAGGGCAGAGCGCGGATATGAATAAGCTTATTGAAACCATCAAAGCAGACGATGCCAAGCTGAAAGAACTTGGTCGATGACTCCAGTGCGAGTCCAGCAGGAGGACGGCAAGTGGCGTGTGACCACGATGGCCGGAAACCCGATTGGACCGCGCTTGTGGGGTGCTGTGCCTCCGAATGGGTTACCATCAATTGAGGATTTGTTTTTTGATAAATCAAAGGCTCAAGATGCAGCAGACTTGTGGAACTGCTATGCCGCCTGGTGCCAGGAACGTAGCGGGAAGCGGAAGCGCAGATGATCTCAGCACAATTCACCAGAGGAGATGAGGATGACAGAATCAAACAACTCGCAGGAGAAGTCGCCATCCGAGCCATGCAGGACATCAGGCTTTTACAGCGCCGAGGTGTGCTGGATGGACTCAGGCTCACCAAGAACCAAATTGGTAGGCTTTCAGATTGCAACTGCTACAGGGACGTTAAGGAAGTCAGGTCACTTGTCCGCGATGTCAAGAATGGGACTGTATTATTCTGGTGCAAGGTCGCCGGAGTCAGGATTGATCAGGCCACGCTTAACAGGGTCATTAAAAGAGGCGTAGGAAATGTTAATTGAATATGCAAAATTTGCGCTTGACTGCATCGCGCAGATTGGAATCATGGTCGTGTTATGCGGAATAACGACAGCAATCATAGCGTTTCTGGGGGGCTTTCTATTCTGGCTCTTGGACCGCGCAAGAAAGGAAAAATCAACATGGATGGATTAGGTAAAATTCAAATCCTTGCAGAGCGCAAGGTAGAGATGGTTGAATTGGACATCGAGGTTGATGATAAGACAAGAGACATAGTTTGTCATGCCGCCTTGCAAGAGATAACAAGCGATGGCGATGCTCTGTTTAGCTACGGATTTAACCAAGCAATAAAGCGATTCATTGAAACCAAAGGAAAGAAATGCACACCCAAGAAAAGTTCAAACAAAAAACGCTCACGGCGGTAACGGTCCCCAAGGTATTGACTCAAGGCCAGTGCGAACTGGTCATACACGATGCCACAAAGATTGGCATGAAACGCGCTCCGGTGCTTTCAAAGGATGGGAAGCATGTGAGGAGTTGGAATAGAACCTGTGCTTCGTGTTGGGTTCCAAAGTCGGGTCTGTTTGATTGGCTCTATAATTATGTGGCAGCAATCACAGACGAAGTCAACAACGAGCATTATCAGTTCGACATAACCGACATGCAACAGTTGCAGGTATTGCGCTATCGCCCAGGGCAATGGTTTCGGTGGCACTTTGATGCCATCGAGACTGAGGGTGACATCCGAAAGATGACGATGGTGATTAACCTATCCAAGCCAAGCGACTATTATTTTGGCGGATTAAGGGTTGATGGAAATTGGCACAATGTGGAGCATGCGGAAGATCAAGGAGCCGCAAGTTTCTTTCCGTCTTGGATGAAGCATTGCGCCCGTGCGCCTATATTGGGAACGCGCTGGGTGTTGGTTGGTTGGATCACGGGACCGCAATGGCGATGAACGATTGGTTGGTTTATTCGACATGGCTTGTGATATTGGCCGTGGTGTACACGTCCTACGGAAATCACAAATGACCCACGCGGCCAATCTTCCGCGCCACCTGTACGTCAAGGTTGACATGGCGTTTGTGTCTGACGGCAAGAATACCGAGATAGGTGACGCTGTCTGGTTTGGATTAACCGCCATCCCTGGAAGGGCTTGGGGATGTACGGTAATGCTCAAATGCGGGGCGATATATCGCGGCCTTCCGCTCCACGCTATGATGCACGATGACATTGCTGTGGCTGATTGGGACATCAACGATGCCCAGCGTTGGGATTGTTTTGGCTGGAACTTCACCACAATCGAGTACGACTATTTAATGGGTCTGTCATGCAAGGTGTGGCTGGCAAGCCGCAAGACTTGGGAGGTTGGTCGCTACATGTTCACCGCCGAACCTTACGGAGATGGATTCTCCATGTCGCCACAACAAACAAAATCCCACCACTTCATTGCACTTAACAATGGACGGATCACGGCTGTTCCTGGTAACAATGTGCTTTGGAATGAATCAAGCTTCACCAAAACCGGAGACAAACCAAGTTGGCTGCGTTCACAGCCGCAGGTTTGGAATGGGGAACAGGCAACGTGGGATGAAGTTGTCGGAGAGGAGACGGCTTGAATGTACTACGAAGAAATAGACAGGCGACACGTCAAGGCACTGGAAAACATTCTGGCAGAGGGAAAGTGCGAACCAGGAAGGTTAATGGGAGAGGATGCGGGACATCTTGCCTACATTATGAATCAAATGCTTTATGACAAATTTCACGGACACGGTTGGGAGTTGGATCTTCTGACCGGTAGATTCGTGAGAACAACAGGAGAATAACCATGCCATTAGGAAAAGACATTGGAAAGAACATCAAAGAACTGCGCGCGGATAATATGAAGAAAGGCAAGGCTCGCGGTGCTGGCGGTACGCCTCGCAGCGAGAAGCAGATCCTAGCCATCGCACTGCGCTCGGCTGGGGTAAAGCCCAAGGCCGGTGGACGCAAGTTTCGCATGATGGG